GCGACAAGGCCGCCCGCGTCTTCGCCGCGGCCGATCCGGATGACATACTTTGGATGGACTTCGGTCTCGCCTCGAAGCTCGGCATCGACGTCGTCGAATGGCCGCCGAAAAAGCCGGCGACCGCAGACGCTACAAAGTGAACCAAACAAAAGGGAACCTGACTATGACGAGTTATCGAATTTGGTACATGCGCCCCGATTTCTTCGCGCACGGCCTCTGTGGCGCCGATTGGTTGGAAAGGATCGGCATGTTGCCCGATCCTATCGATCTCGAGAAGACGCACGTCGCGGTCACCTCGATCGACGCCGCCAGCCTCGAGGCGGTCTTCGATCTCATGCAAGGCGAGAACTGGTCGCCGAACGGCGAGGCGCGCGCTCTGCTCGACGCGAAAGGCATAGATCACACGTCAATGTCGATCGGCGACATTGCGGTCTTCGCCGCGGATGGAGTCGATCACGTCATGATCGTCGACCGGATCGGCTTTCGCGAGATCGGCCCGGGAGTCCTCGCCGATTAGACTTGCCTACAGGCTTCCTTGTCTCCAACTTGGCAGCGAAAGGAGAATGACAAATGGCAAGGAAGCAAAGAGAGCGCCGCGGCGTATGGGCGATGCGCCCGGCGCGTTTCATGGTCCTGCTCGACAAGCTCGGATTTACGCAGCGGGCGGCCGCCAGGTTTCTCGGCAAATCCGACCGGACGGTCCGCAGCATGAAAAGCGGGGACGCCCTCGTCGACCCGGCGACTGGAATGCTGCTCGAGGTCCTGATCAAGTACAAGATCAAGCCCGAGAAGGCGCTCGAGCTGATCGGCGTCGACGTCGAGGCGGCCGAGAAAAAGACCCTCGAGAGGCTCGGGCCCCACGCCGCGCCACGGTTCTACGGGTCTTGACAACCGGACTTTATGTCCTATATCTTTCGGCGTACCCAGTAACCACTAACCCAAAGGAACTCGACCATGACTAGGACACTCTTCGCGGCCGCGCTCGCGGCCGCTCTTCTCGCTTCGCCCGCATTCGCCAAATGCCATGGCCACTTCACCGCGGACGGCGAATGGTATCTCGACGTCAATTCCTGGTCCTACTCCGAGATGCTTGCTGTCGACGATCTCTTCAACGAGGTGAAAAAGATTCTTCCCGACACCAAAGATACGAGCGCCTCGATTGCCGCGATCGTCGATCAGTACGCCTGCTCTGGTGTTTCCTTCGAGGGCGCCAAGCATGACATTCTCGGCATGGCTGCGTCGATGGCGGCATTGAAGGCTGATCCGCATTGGCTCGAAAAGAAGCTGGACGGGCTGAAATGAGCAACCGCACCAGGCTGACGCCCCGCGAGCGCGAGATCGCCGCGCTCGTGGCGCGCGGTTTCAGCAACAAGCAGATCGCCCGCGATCTTGGCCTGACGCTGGGAACCGTCAAGGTTCATATTAACCACGCGTTTCAGAAGCTCGAGATCAACAATCGAACCATGCTGGCGATGTATCACGAGAGGAATGTAGATGCCTGATATCGGAGCAAGCATTGCGGCGGGCATCCTGGCGGCGATCCTGAGCCACGCCCCGCCACCTTATCCGCCGTACTACCGGCCGGTGCCGCCGCCATATGTGGCGCCCTCGCAGCCGCGCATTAAGCCGCAGCTGTCGCAAGAGACCGACGCGGCCGACCGCGCCGAGGAAGCCGAGACAAAGCGCGCAACGCTCGACTTCTGCGCCCGCCATCCGCGCGAATATTTCTGCACCAGGCTCGAGGCCTACCTACAGAAACATCCGGAGCTGAAATGAAGAGCAAAGCCATTCATCTGCGGACGATCGAGAATCCAAACACCGTTGACGGCCTGCCGCGTCGCTACCGAGTCGCCAAGATAGTGAATTCGACCGACTATGCGCCCGGCGATATTATCGACAAGCAGGAGGTCGACGAACTCTGCGCCCTGAAGGAATGGAATGTGGTTATCGTTTCTTAGGTAGCCTCGCCGACGATCGGGAACACGATCTCGACCTCGTCATCGGTCTCGATGGCGAGGTCTTTCATTACGCCCGGCGAGACGTCGGCGACGCGGTTCGTATCGACATGCGGGCCCCAGTCGGCCGGGTGCGCCAGCGAGCTGCGGCCGGTCTTCAGCGCCTTGACCTGCGCCAGGACCGGGCCGCGCAGAAAATCCTTGCTGAATTGATCGTAGTCCCAACGCAGCGCGATGTAGCGCTCGTCCGGGTCGAGCCGTCGCGCCAGGCCGCTCGTTCCCGCAGGCTGCTCCTCGAGGAAGAGCTGCGGCTTGTCGTCGACCGAGTAGAGGAACGCCAGGCCCTCGTCGGGGGCGACGCCCATATCGTCCGGACCGCCGAACCAGCTGACCTTGCCATGGGCGCGCAGAATGCTGGTCGCCACCGGCGAGGCGACGCGGGCGATCGCCGCGCAGATTGCGCCGAAGGTTTTGTTGTAGGCCTCGACGTCGGCGCCGGCGTCGACGAAGCAAATCTCGAGCAGGATTGCCGGCTCGTCCGTCCCGTTCAAGAAAAACAGATCGCTGCGCTTATGCGCCCCGCGATTGATCAGGCCGCCGGCTTCGGCGATCGCCGCGCTGACCTTCTCGGCCAGCGACGCCTGCGTCAGGTAGAGGACCTCGACACCGCGGCCGCCGTCAGTCGGAACGTAGCAGTTGAAATGCACCGAAACGTCGAGGTTGCGATCCTGCGAATTGTGAAAATTGACGATCGTGTGCAGGTTCTCTTCCTGCGTCGTCGAAGTGTCGTCGTGAAACTCGACCACCTCGTGCCCGAGTCGCTCGAGATTCTTGGCGACCTCGGGAACGACGCGGCGCGCCTCCTCGACCTCGTCGATCAGATCGGCGGCGCCGCGGACATGCAGGCCGTGCCCGCTCGAGATGACAATTCGCACGGCTCAATACCGGCAGCCGCAATTGCAGCAGCTCGAGCCGCCGTAGCCGCCGTAGCCGCCGGCGCGATAGTAGTCGCCACCGTAGCCGCCGCCCCATCCGCCGCTATAGCCGCCGCCCCATCCGCCCCATCCGCCGTAGCCGACGCCGTAACCGATGCCGGCGCCGGCCGGCCCGAAGTCCTCGCGTCGCTCGACCCGGCGCTCGACCCGGCGCGTGGTGACCGCAGCTCGCCGCGGCGTAACGCCGACGCCGACGCCGACGCGGGCGGTCCCGGCTCCGGTATGCACGACGACGCGCGCAGCTGAAGCCGGCGCCGCCGATGCGATCATCAGAACGGCCGCGATTGCGATCGAGGTTCTAATCATGTTCGACTCCCTTTCAGCGTAAGCCGCCCGGACCGCTGAAGATCGCGATCAAGGCGATCATCGCCAGGATGATAAACAGGGCTACCCACCATAGCCGATTTTCCATCCTGGTTTTCCTCGTTAGTCTGCGCTCGGCGCGGATTAGGTTATGCGTACCGCGCCGGCCCGCCGGCGGAGCGCAAGCCAAGTTGTCACCCTTGTCTTGACCTGTCGGCGGGCTCACCAGGCGCAACCGAACCCGGTCCGGGCGCCTCGTCGACCGCAACCGCCTCCAATCCCTGCGCAACATAGATCATCGTCTCCTGTTGCAGCCAGGTCGCAAAGAACCGCAGCGCCTGATACAGCGCCGACGTGACAGTTTCATTGCCGGTCATCGATGCGCACCTGGCGTGCGCCGCGCCGGCGCCGAGGTGACGGTCAGGCTCGAGGCGACGTCGATCGGCACCAGGTCGGCGCCGACGACGAACTGGTCGGTGACGACCGGGCCCAGCTGCGTCACGCCGCCGGCGTCGAGCCGATAGGCGCGGCCGATATAGGTGGCTCCGTCGGTCAGATCGAAATTCGCCGACGAGTTCGGTCCCTCGTATTGGTCGACGATCGTCGCAGGATCAGAAGCAAGCGAGACTTCAACATGCCAATTCCCGCCGACCGTGCCGCCGGGGAACTTCTGCTGCACCGAATTGATCGTGACCGTGACTTGCATTTTCGCTATCTCCTATCTGATGATTTGCTTGATCATTTGATCGACCATCTCGCAGGTTTCCGCGACCGCATTAAACTTGCCGTTTGTCATTGTGATGACGCAGTGCGTTCCGCGCGGAAAATGCTTGTTGGCATCGAAGCGCGGCGAACGCACGCTCGAAATCTCGTCGACGTTGATTTCAAAGAATTGATTGTTCGGCCCATGCAGGACGATGAGATGCAGGGCCATGAACAACGACTTCATGCGATCAACGCTTCGATATCGACCTCGACCGGCTTGCCGCGATCGCGCACGCGCAAGCCGGCCATCATGGCCAGGGCGATCGCCGCGTCGACGCGGAATCTGCTCTTCGCCTTGTCGATCTTGCGATTGCCGGCCGGATCGACGGTGGCGACCGCGTTGGCCATGCACCAATTCAGCAGCGGCGAGTTCGGCTGCACCAGCTGGCGCTCATAGACCAGGCGCTCGACCTCATCGACCGCGCCGGCCATGTCCTTAAATCCTTGTCCCCATGGCACCAGGCGCAAGCCGTCGCCTTTCGGTAGCAGCGCGCGCGCCGATCTCGGCGCCTCCTCGTCCTGCATGCGCGAGCGGTCCTCGTAGGCTTGCAGGCCGATATCGTCGAACTCGCGCAGCAGCTCGGCCATGCGCCAGCGATCGAAGGCGATGCCGCGGATTTTGTATTTGACCGACAGCTCGGCGATGAACAGCGCGATCACGCCCGGATCGATGCTGCGGCCCGGTGTCGTCAGCAGGTGGCCGGCGTCGACCCATTCGCGATAACGGTGCGAGCCGGTGCCGAAATCACGTGCGCTATGCTCGTCGAGCAGCTCGAGCGGCTTCCAGGCAAAGCACCTGATGCGACACGGGTCGTTGGCCGAGCCGATCACCAGCGCGGTGAGATCGGCGACCGAGGACAGGTCGAGGCCGGCGAAGACGCTCTCGCCGTCGGAGAGCTGCGGCTCGCCGGCGCACGCCACCCACTCGGCGCGGGCGATCAGCGAGGCGGTCGGCGCCACCCGCTGATTCAAAAACAGGTTGCGGACCTTCGGCTCTTCCGCCGGCATGCGCACGGCCTTCGCCACCGCGGTCACCAGGTCCTCGCGATTGCGAAACTTGCCGAGCGCCGGATTCGCCTTGGCCCATTGCGCCTCGTCGTCGAGCGCACACTCCTCGTCGGCCGCATACAGATGGCAGATGATCGACGGGTCGCTCTTCGCCAGGCCGTCGTCGATCAGCTTCGAGAGAATGTGCTCCGGATCGTTCGACTGCGTGCTGATGGTGATGAACAGCGGCTCGTCGCGAGCGCCGAAGCTGGTATCCAAGACGTCGTAGAGATCGCGCGATTTGGCCTGCGCTAATTCGTCGTACACGACGACGCTGGGCAAATAACCGTGCTTGGTCCCGGCCTCGGCGCTGACCGCGCGGTAGATCGAGCCGGTGCGCATGCCGACCATGGTCTTCGTCGACGGCGAGATGCTGATCTGCGCGCGCAGCTCGGGCTCGAGCGCAACAATTTGATTGGCGAACTTGTACACGATCGCAGCCTGGTCGCGGTCGTTCGCCGCCGAGTAGATTTCACCGTTAACGATGCGCTCGGGCCCGACCAGGTGCGCCAAGCAGATCGCGGCGATTAACGCAGTCTTGCCGTTCTTTCTGGCGACCGAGAGGATCGCCCGCCGCACCGCCCGCTTGCCCTTCCTATGCGGCTCGTAGATATCCCGGATGAAGTCCTTCTGCCACTCCATCAGCTTGAACGGCTGGCCCTGGCCGGTGCCGCTCGGCACCGTCAAGCCCTGAATGAAATCGATGACACGCTGCGCCCGCTCGCGGCCCTCCTTCGTGCGCTTAACTGGCGATGAGTCCCGCGAACTTGCTGGCCGGTTGCTGATCATCGGCGGCGGCAATGCGCGTTCTAGCGACGGGGGTAAATCCGAATTCGGATGCATAGCGGAACATCTCCCGAGCGCTTTCACGAATGACCGCGAGTAACGGATTGACGACGAAGCCTTTGCTGTCGCGCGAGCGCGCCGGGACCAGCAAGCCGTTGTTGACATGGTCGACTGCGGCCGCAGCCTTCAGCAGATATTGCGCCTCGACCCATACCGCGTAGGCCTGGCAGTAGGCCGCCAAGGTCGGCAGATCGAGCGCCGTCAGCATGCGCAGATTTTGCAGCTGCTTCACAACCCGTTCCCACTCGGTCGCCGCGAGTGCGGTCAAGTAGACCGGCGGATGCTCGGGGGTGATCAGGATTTCCGGTTGCGGTTCCGGCCGGATCGGCTTGCCGCTGGGATTGCCGCGCAGGATGCGCAGTCGGGTAGCTGTTCGGCCCATGATTCTCACCAATGAAGTTGTTGCTCGGCCTTGTCGTGGAATTCCTTTTGCAGCTGCGTGAGCATCTCCGCGCGCAGGATCGGGCGTTGCGACCAGGTTCGGTAATTCTGCGAGCTGAGCAGCTTTCCGTGATAAGCGCGCTTGCGCGGCTTGGCGAGAAGCTTCAGCAGCCTGGCTTGTCGCCGCCGCGCCGCCAGCGAACGCTGTACCTCGAACAGCGAATGCGGACGCAGCACCGTCGTTGCCATGCCGCGCGCTCGCGAGCGCATCGTGAACGGGCGGTGCCGATGCAGGTCGCCGGTCTGCCAATTCGAGAGCAGCTGCCCGACGCCGACGCGCTTGAAATGGTCGATCGCCGTCAGCATGCGGCCGATCAATTTTTCAACTTCCGAGACGTCGACCTCGACTTGGAGCATCTTAGTACCTCACAGCGCAGCGGGCCCTGGCGCGGCCGCCCGTAGGCCTGGCGCTCGAGGGTAGCGAAGTGGCGACCCTCCCGGCAAACCGAACGGGCGGCCGCGGCTCGTCGAATGGAGGGCCATCCGGACGGAACTTTATTTCGAGCCGGCACAAACCGATGCCACGACCAAAATTGAAATTTTCGTGCTCGCGCGCCGCGGGCAACCGGTTACCTTCTCGGAGGGCCGTGCCCCCCCGACCGCGATTTCTTTTCAAATCGAACAGGTCAGCTCGCCGAGCCCCCCTTTGACCTCAGAGGCTCTCGCGCCGCGCGACCACGCGACCAACGATCATCGCCACGATGCGCGCTTGGCTCGAGCCGCTGCTTTGCGATCATTGGCCGGATGATTTGGATCGGTCGGCCAGCCGTCGGCATCGATGCGCAGATCGAAGCCGCGTCGCTCGATGCCGCGCTTCTCGCGATTGTGACACGACTCGCAAAGCGATTGCAGAGGACCCAATCGAAATTGATTCCAATCCCCACCATGGCGCGCGAGGTGATCGGCGATCGTTGCCACGCGAGTAATTCCTTGGCGTAGGCAAATCGCGCACAACGGCTCTTGCTGCAATTGCAGTCGTCGACGTCGGCGCCACACCTCGAGCTGGTACCATTGGCGCCACGGGCGATTGTTGGGGAGCGTCGAGCCTGGCATGGGGGAACCTGAAACCATCCTGACTCGACGCTCGTTTTCCGATCCTAAATCTGATTCCCATCAAGCCCAGGATCGGAAAAAACGCGCTCCGCACGCGCGAAATCTCGATTTTCTCAAGATTTCTTCAGTGCATCAGATGCTTGGCTTGATGGGATAAGAATTCGTATAATCGAGAATCGCCAGAAACGCAAGATTTGGTAGATCGCTGCATAGTAAAACACCAGTTATGGAAATTGCAGCGCCGACGTGGGCAGCTCCACTGTGACCATGCGGCCGAGCAATGCGAGCAAGACGCGTTCGCGATCATGCGCGCTTTGACCATCATAAATTCCGACATGATCGAGGAATGTCCCGCGCGTGATGCGAACGCGTTGACCAATGCGCGGAACTGTTTTCGGCAGCGGAATAAATCCTCGCCGATCCTGACGCCCGCGCAATTCGCGGATGAT